TGGGTATTACAGGCGCTTCGATGTGTGGCTTGGGTGTGCTGATCGGTGGTCAGAAGTTCCGTAGCTATCAGGTCGCATTCGATCCTGAGCTGTTTGAAATGCTTACAGATGAATGCTCAAAGTTCTGGAATGAGCATGTTCAGGCTGACGTCCCACCAGCTCCAACCACGTTTGATGATGTGCTGCATCGTTGGTCTACACACAATCCCGACCAGGCTGTTCAGGCAGATAACGAACTTGCCAATCTGGTTGCTGAATACAAGGACTTAAATAAGACCATCAAAGAAGCTGGCGCTGAACTGGATGATTTGAAGCTGCAAATCTGCACCCGTATGGAAGATGCAGAAATGATCATAGCTGAGGATAAACGCCTTGCAACATTCAAATATCAGGAACGTAACACGCTGGATAGCAAGGCTCTGAAAGCAGCCCATCCTGACATCTACGAGCAATTTGTTAAGACTTCAAGCACCCGTGTGCTGCGCATTAATTAAGATTTATAGGTAAAAGAATATGAACTCAATTGTTAAAACAAACCCGAACACCGCTGTTAATTTCTTAACTCCTAACAATCTGCAGGAAGCAATGCAAATTGCTGAAATTCTTGCCGGTTCTGACATCGTGCCTAAAGACTACCAACGTAAGCCAGGCAACATTCTTGTTGCCATGCAATGGGGTGCTGAGATTGGTTTGCAACCACTTCAAGCAATGCAAAACATTGCGGTGATTAATGGCCGCCCTTCTATTTGGGGTGACGCAATGCTCGCCCTTGTGCGTGGATCTGGCTTGCTTGACTTTATTCGTGAAGAACTTTCCGAAGACGGTCAAAAGGCTATCTGTACTGTGAAGCGTAAAGGTGAAGAACCTGCTGTATCCGAATTCAGCATGGAAGATGCGAAACGTGCTGGTCTATCCGGCAAGCAAGGCCCATGGACACAGTATCCAAAACGCATGATGAAGTTGCGTGCTCGTTCTTATGCCCTTCGCGATGTATTCCCAGATGTGTTGAAAGGTATGGCGATTGCTGAGGAAGAGCAGGATAAAGAAATCGATATAACACCAGCTGGCGCACCTGGAACAGAAACCAAGCCGAATACAGGCGCATCTGCTCTGAAAAGCCGCCTGAAAAAGAAAAATGATGCTGTTGATTCTTCAGCTAAAGAGCTGGATCTGAGTGTGTATTACATCAACATCAAGGATGCACGCACATTAAACCAGCTTGAAAAAGTGGGTGAAGAAATTGCAGCACTAAACCTTGGCGAACCAGCCAAGTCTGAAATTGGCGAAGTATTTAAAGAGAAACGCCGTCAATTGAAAGAGCAAGTGAAATTGCTTGTTCAGTCGATTGTCGACCAGATCAATGATGCTTCGGACATGAATGCTCTCAACCAGATTATGGAAAACGAATTTGAGCCAGCATCAGGCGAGATGACTGACGAGCAGATCGCACAAATTAATTCTGCTTATGAAGCCCAGGAAGCAGCACTTACACCATAAGGATTGTGATTGCACCCCTCTTCGGGGTGCATCTGGAGTATATAAGCATGATTTTCAAAATTAAAAAGAAACATGAAGCTGGTTTCAAACTTTGGCTGGAAAAGCTGGGTTATGCAAAGAAAGAACTTGCAGATGGTAGCTCTACTTTTTCAGGCAAAGGCACACGTAAAGCACTGAGCTATGTGTTTTTAAATAACGATTTAACAGGCAATGCAGCATGCCAGATGCTATTTGGTGAATATGAAATGCATCTGCTCTGCCCAAATGTTTCGAGTGAAACCAGCGAAAACTTAGCAAAGATTGTGGCTAATCGGATTATGAAGGCGGCGTGATGGATAGTACTAATCAAGTAGTTAATCCAGTTCCTTTTGATGACGCTCAGTGGTTCTGGTGCACCAAATGGTGTGAAGAAAAAGGTTTAAGCCCATACGATGCTAAAAACTGGGCTGATGCGAAATTTGAATATTTAAAACTGCAGGAGAAAAACAGTGACTGAAGTTCAAGAAAACATTGCTGTATCCAAAGGTCAGGAAGAAAACGTTATTGATAGATTTATTGCTGACGGTGGTTTTGATCAGGCTTTTAAGGATGTGTTTGGTTTACCGGAATCAGTACAACAAAGTTTAAAAGAGGTAACTTAATGGCTCGATACACCATCACTGTTGAAGCCGAAAGACCGCCTCAAATTATGCTGGGTCAGACTATCGGTGGTGCAACGGTGAAGGAGCTTAAAGAGGTTGAAGTCGAACTGGTTTCAGCTTCTTATCTGGCTCAAAAATACAATCTGTCAGTGACCACGATTCGAGAAAAATTAGTTTCGATCAATCAAGGTACACAAGGCAAGGCGCTATACAATCCAAAGTTGGCCCATGACCTGCTGACAACCAAAGTTAAAGTAGGCAGACCGAGAGCTAATTAGCTCTCACTGTCGTTAAACATTTCTACCAAATCCTGAGCATCTGGATTGTAATAAGTATTCACCAGCATTGAGATAGTTTTGTGGCCTGTAATTTTGGCTAACACTTCAACCGGTAATTTTCTCACCTTCACCATTCTAGTGATGGCTTCATGTCGTGAATCATGGAAGTTGATATGTGTAAGCCCTGCTCTTTTCTTTGCTCTCATCCATGTAGCACAACATATCTGTTTATCAATAGGCAGAAGTTTATCTGTTCCTTTAGGTAATAAAGAAAGCAGTCTTTTTGCTTCGCCAGATAAAGGCACGTTTCTGGATTCACCATTTTTTGTCATCGGTAAATGCACAAAGCCTTCTTTAATATCCTTCCTACGCATTGCCAGTATTTCACCCTGACGCATAGCAGTTTCCAGAGCAAATCGAAATGCCCATGCTACATAGTGACGTGACGTTTCTGGTGTTGTAGATCCATCCCAGCTTAACGCCTTTAGCAACAATTCTTGATCTTCTTCTGTAATACGCTGGCTTCTGGATTTTTCCTTGCTCGGCATGGTGACCGCATGCCAGACGTTAGAATCAATCAAAAACAGTTCTTTCATGGCATAGGTAAACACGGCTGAATAAATGGCGTGTTCATTCCTGAGTGTTGCTATCTTCACTTCTTTTTTACGGTTATTTCGCCATTCTGCAATGTCAGCAGGCTTGAAATCATAAATAGACTTGTCAGCTAAATTTGGTGCAATCCGGTAAAGGTTTTTAATTTTAAAATTGATAGTCCGTGCAGATCGCATGTGACGACCATGCTCTTGATAGTATCTAGCACAAAGTTCCCTAAATGGATAATTCGGCTTTTCGCCTTGTTCTATTGCCTTTTTACCAGATCGAAGTTCAAGCAATTTATTATAGGCCCACTGTTCACATTCCTTCGCTGTGTCTCGGGTGGCTGAATATCTTTGCTTGTCGAAAGTGACAATGATGCGCCAGCTGGACCCTCGCTGGATGGGTTTGGGTATTTTCATTTTATTGGTGCAGATTTGGTGCAGATTACTTTGCAT